GCGCGACCAGGCGGCCGCGAAGGACGCCCGGGCCCGGCGTGACGCGGCGGCCGACGAGCCGGTGCCGGCCCCGTCGGCCCCGCCCGCCGACGAGACGCCGTCGGCGCCGGTCTCGGTGAAGCTGCCGTCGGTGCACGACGTCTGGACCGAGCTGGCCCCGTTCGCCCAGGCGCAGGGCACGCTGACGACCGCGTCGCGGCTGTCGTTCGAGCACCTCTGCGAGCTCGTCGCCGTGCAGCGCGCGCTCTTCGCGCAAATCTGCGCCGAGGGCTGGACCGTCTACAGCCCGAGCGGCGACAAGAAGGCGCACCCGCTGCTGGTGCGATACCAGGGCATCAGCCGGGATGTGAAGGATCTTCTCACCCGGTTCAACCTCAGTCCGGTCGGGCGTGAGATGGGCTTCGGCAAGCCCCCAGACCAGCCAGGGCAGACCGGCGCGTCGGCGCCGCCTGCCGATCCCTTCGCCGAGTTCGAAGCGCCTGGGGGCATCCAGTGACCCCGCGTCGGGTGCTCGATCGCGTGCTCACCCTGCGCCTCGCCGGCGCGCTCTTCGGGCCGCTGCCGGCGGCCTGCCTCGCCGTCGCTCAGTCAATCCCCCGGAGGCCTGCAGTGTCGCTGTCCGTCTCAGAAATTGTCGCGCTGCTCGAGCCGTATCGGTCGCCCTGGGCGCACTGGCGCGGCCGCGCCGAGCTCGGCGATCCGTCGCGCCTGCTCGACTGCCTCGGCGCATCCGACGCGATCGTCATCCCGCCCACCAGGCGCGGCGCCTTCACGCCCGAGCTGCCCGCGCAGGTCTTTCCGTCGTCGCTGCTGCTCGGGCTGATGCGCACCGAGCTCGGTGACGACCCGCGCGAGATCGCCGCGGCGATCGCGTGGTACGTGCTCGAGAAGAAAGGCGGGCAGCCGACATGAGCGAAGCAGCCCGACTGAGCAGCCAGCCGACGCGCGGCCAGGTCGAGCCGCTGCAGGTGCACTGCAAGGCCTGCGCGCACGAGTGGCAGGCCGGCGAGCTGCCCATGCTGGTCGACGCCTTCGTCGCGACGCTCAAGCACGCCCGCTGCGCGAAGTGCGGCTCGTCGCAGATCGCGCTCGGCCTCTGCCCGCGTGCGACGCCGGCCGGCGATCCTCATGCGTGGATCGTCGGTGGCGACACCGGCACGTCATCCGAAACGATCTGGGCCGTCATGATGGGCGTGCCGCGCAAGCGCGGCGCCGACGTGCCGTACGACCCCGACGACTTCGGCCGGTGCTATCGGCTGCTGAAGCTGATGCCCGAGTGGCGGCCGCGGCTGCCCGAGGTCGCCGCGGCCTATCCTCGCAGCGCCTGGGGCCAGCTCGTCGACCGCTGGGATGAGATGACCGCGCTGTACGAGCGCGTGATCGGCCCGCGCGGCAACGCCTGGCACAAAGGCCCCGCGCGCGAGCTCTACGACCTGATGTGCGAGCTGCGCCAGGTGCCGCGATGAGCGCGAAGTACGGCGCCGTCGACGTCGACCGCTGGCGCCGGCTCGGTCTCGCCGGCGGCCGCGTGCTGCTCGGCGACGTCGACATCACCGACCGCTGCCGCTGGTTCAACGACCTGCAGGGGCGCGCCGAGTGCGTGGTGCTCGATGAGTTCGGGCACCAGCAGCGCAACCCCGCCGGCGACGACGTGCTCGTCGAGATCCTCGAGGGCCGCATCGCCGTCATTCCCCCGGAGGTGCACAGTGTCGACCTTGCATGACCTGCTCGTCTATCACCGCGCGCAGGCCGCGCTCGCGCGCTTGAAGGTGCGGCCGTCCGAGCTCGTCGGCCGCCTGGTCGGGCCCGCGTCTGGTGCCTCGCCGGTACCGAGCGCGGCCGCGCGTCATGAGTCGTTCGTCGCCCTGCTCGAGGGCCTCGCCGTCGTGCGCGACGTGCGCACGCTCACGGTCGGCCCAGACGACACCGTGCTCGTCACGACGGCCGAGGCCTTCGGGCCCGATGCCTGCCATGAGCTCGTGATGACGATGATGCGCGAGGCCTTCCCCGGTCGGCGCGTCGTGATCGTCGACGCGAGCATCAGCGTCGACACGGTCAACTGAGGCCGTCGCGTGCTGTATCACTACACCTGCGATCACGGGCGCAAGGGCATCGGCCTCACCGGCTGGCTCAACCCAGTCGAGGGCCTCGCCGGACCGCTGGTGTGGCTGACCGACATGGATCAGCCCGACCGCCTGGCGCTCGGCCTGACGAGTCATCTGCTCGCGTGCGATCGGCTCGACTACCGCTACCAGGTGCGCGCCGAGATGGAGGTCGAGCACTGGCCGACCTCGCTGGTGCGCGCGCGGGCCCCTGAGCTCGCGGTCATGATGCTCGAGTCGGTCGCCGGCGTCGACCCCAGCCGCTGGTTTGTGACGCGCGGTCGCCAGTTCGGCACGCTCGACCGCCGCTACATCAACGCCGCGCCCGTGACCGGCCCGCGCGTCGAGTACTCGCACCGCCGATGAGCGTGCAGGTCATCACGTCGCCCGTCGACACCTACGCGCACGACGTCGTCGACGGCCGCGTGCCGGCGGGGAAGTATCACCGGCTGTCGTGCGCGCGGCACCTGCGCGACCGACAGCGCGAGGGGACGCCGGGCTTCCCGTATCGGTTCGACTGGCGCCAGGCCGATCGCTTCCTGCGGTTCGCGCGCCTCATGCGGCATTTCAAGGGCCGGCAGTTCTCGGGGCAGCTCTTCGAGCCGACGCCGGTGCAGGTGTTCCGCCTGGGCTCGCTCTTCGGCTGGCGCCACATCGAGACCGGCCTGCGCCGGTTTACGACGTCGTACTCTGAGCTGCCGCGCAAGCAGGGCAAATCGTTCGAAGAAGCGATCGTCGCGGTCTATGTCACGTTCTTCGAGAATGAGCCAGGCGCCGAGGGCTATCTCGTCGCGACGAAAGAGAAGCAAGCCCGCATCCCGTTCGACTCGGCAAAGCGCCTGGTGAAGGCCTCGGGCCTCACCGACCGCATCAAGATCAACGCCGCGAACCTGCACCGCGAGTCGAGTTACTCGAAGCTCGAGCCGCTCGGCAGCGACAGCGACACGCAAGACGGGCTCAACCCGCACTTCGTCGGCGTCGACGAGCTGCACGCCTGGCGCGATCGCAGCCTGCTCGACGTCATGGAGTCGGCGACCGGCGCCCGGCTCAACCCGCTCTTCTTCATCATCACGACCGCCGGCGACAACCTGGTCAGCGTGTGCGGCGATCAGCACATCTACGCGACTCAGATCCTCGACGGCACCCTCGACGACGACCCGGCGACGCTCAGCTTCTTCGCGTTCATCGCGCACGCCGACGAGGGCGACGATCCCTGGGCCGAGGCGACCTGGCGCAAGGCCAACCCGCACTTCGGCATCAGCGTCAACCCCGAGGACATGGCAAAGCTCGCCGCGAAGGCCCAGAAGATGCCGACCGCGGCGGCCGAGTTCAAGCAAAAGCGGCTCAATCTCTGGGTGAATGCCTCGACGCCGTGCCTCTCGCTCGAGGGCTGGCGCAAGGGCCAGTCGGTCGGCTGGAAGCCGGCGCTCGACGTGCCGGCGCTGCGCAAGCAGCCGTGTTACATCGGCCTCGACCTCGCCTCGAAGCTCGACCTCTGCGCGCTGTCCATTGTCTTTCCGCCGGCCGGGCCCGAGCGCCCGCGCTGGCGCTGGCTGCAGCAGATATGGACGCCGGCGGCGACGCTCGACGAGCGGGCACACCGTGACCGCGCCCCGTACCGTGTCTGGGTGGAGCAGGGCTGGCTGCTGACGACGCCCGGCGTGCGCATCGACCAGCAGGTCGTGCTCGAGGCCGTGCTCGCGGCCTGCGAGCTCTACGAGGTCAAGTTCATCGGCTTCGACGAATGGAAGGCCGACAAGCTGGTCGACGACATCGCCGAGGCGATCGGCGACGGCGAGCGCGACCCCGACGAGCGGCGGCTCGTGCCGGTCTCGCAGACGTTTCGCGGCATGTCGAATGCCTGCGCGAAGGTGCAGGCCGACATCCTGGCGGGCGAGGTCGACGCCGGCGGCTGCCCGGTGACGACCTGGTGCGTCGGCAACGTTGTCGCCAACGTCGACGGCAAAGACAATCTCATGTTCGCGAAGGGCAAATCGCGCAGCAAGATCGATCCGGTCATCGCCGCGACGATCGCTGAGGCGATCTATCTGAAACAGCCCCCGACCGAAGAGCAACCCGCGTATCAGATGCTCGTATATGGAGGCCCGCCACGATGAGCGACATGATGATCCTGGGTGGGCGTCGGCGCGGCCGACCGCCGGCGGCGACGTCGAAATCGCATCTCACGGTCTACGTCTCCAACAGCCTGCAGGACCGGCTCGCCACGCTCGCGCTAAAGCACGGGATCTCGGTCTCGCAGGCGCTGGAGCGCGTCGTAGAGCAGTCCCTGCAGACGCCCTCGGTCCGAATTTCGGTACAAAACAAATCACCCGAGTGACGCGATCGCGCACGCTGTGAGGCGTGACCGCACGACGCGCGTACTCGCTGCTGCACCTCAAGGCCGTCAGCGACGACGAGCGCGAGCTCACCGGCATCGCCTCGACGCCCACGCCCGACCGGCAGGAAGACATCCTCGAGCCGAAGGGCGCGATCTTCAAGCTGCCGATCCCGCTGCTCTGGCAGCATCGGTCGGCCGAGCCCATCGGCGAGGTGTACGCGGCCCGCGTCACCGACGACGGCATCGAGATCAAGGCGCGCATCGCGAAAGTGACCGAGCCGGGCCGCCTGAAGGATCGGCTCGACGAGGCCTGGCAGAGCATCAAGGCCGGTCTCGTGCGCGGCCTCTCGGTCGGCTGGAAGCCGAAAGAGTACGCCGCGATCGCCGGCACCTACGGGATCCACGCCTTCAGCTGGGAGTGGCTCGAGCTGAGCGCGGTGACCATCCCCGCCAACGCCGAGGCCTCGATCCTCACCGTGAAGAACTTCGACACCGAGGGCCTGCCCGCGTCTGGGCGTCGGCCGTCGCCCACCATCACCACGCCCGGCGCCGCGGGCAAGGCCGTACGGCTGCTGCCGTCGCGCCAGGAGACCCACATGAAGACGCTGACCGAACAGCTCACGCACTACAAGAGCACCCGCGACGCCAAGTACACCGAGCGGCAGGCCCTCATGACGAAGGCCGCCGACGAGGGCCGCACCCTCGACGAGGCCGAGTCGCAGGCGTACGACGCCCTCGACACCGAGATCAAGGCGCTCGACCGCCACATCGGCCGGCTCGAGACCGAGATCGCCGAGCAGAAGAGCGCGGCCGTTCCGGCGGCCGGCAGCGACCCGGCGGGCGCCGCGGCGTCGCGCTCGTCGCACTCGTCGCACTCGGTCATCACCGTCACCCCGAACATGCCCCCCGGCATCGGCTTCGCCCGCGCGGTCATGTGCAAGACGGTCGCCTTCCTGAACGGCATGAAGGGCATGCCCACCAGCGCGGCCGACGTCGCGCGCGAGCGGTACCCCGACGACGCCCGGCTGCAGCGGCACCTGAAGGCCGCGATCCCGGCCGCCACGCCCAGCGACCAGGCCTGGGCCGGCGCGCTCATCGACCCGACCAACCTCGCCAACGAGTTCATCGAGTACCTGCGCCCGCTCACCATCATCGGCAAGTTCGGCACGGGCAACATCCCGAGCCTGCGCCGGGTGCCGTTCAACGTGCGGATCCTCGGTGCCACGAGCGGTGCGACCGGCTACTGGGTGGGTGCCGGTGCGCCCGCGCCGGTCACCAAGTTCGACGTGAGCCCGACCTCGCTGGCCTTCGCGAAGGTCGCGTCGATCGCGGTCATCGCCGAAGAGGTCGTGCGGTTCTCGACGCCGTCGGCCGAGATGCTCGTGCGCGACGAGCTCGCGGCCGCGCAGATCGAGCGCATCGACACCGACCTCATCGACCCCTCGGTCGCCGCGGTCGGCAACGTGTCGCCGGCGTCGCTGACGTACGGCCTCGTCGCGCTGTCGCCCTCGGGCACCAGCGCCGACGCGGCCCGCAGCGACATCGCGCGGGCTCTCAAGACGTACCTCGACGCCAACATGAATCCATCGTCGGCGGTCGTGATCATGCCGAACGCGCTGTGTCTCGCGCTGTCGATCATGCGCAACTCGCTCGGCCAGAAGGAGTTCCCCGACCTGACCATGAACGGCGGCACGTTCGAGGGCCTGCCGGTCATCGCGTCGCAGTACGCGGCCAACCGTTCGGGCTACGGCAATCTCGTCGTCGTGGTCAACGCACAGGACATCTTCCTCAGCGACGACGGGCAGGTCACCGTCGACGCGAGCCGCGAGACCTCTCTGCAGATGCTCGACAACCCGACCAACAGCGCGGCTTCGGCGACGGCGACGTCGCTGGTCTCGATGTGGCAGACCGACTCGGTCGCGCTGAAGGCGCACCGCTTCATCAACTGGGCGAAGCGCCGCAGCGGTTCCGTCGTCTACATGGACGACGTCAACTGGGGCAGCATCGGCAGCCCGGCCTAGTCCCTCGCACGGGGACGGCAGCGCGCGAGGGGACCGGGCCCGGGGGGGCGCCCGGCCCCTCGCGTCGCCGCAGTTCTCGACGAGCCCCTCGACATGGCCCTCAGCACCGTCACCGTCACCGCGCGCCGAGCCTTCGAGCTCGGCGGTCGGCTGTACGCCGCCGGCGACGTGCTCGAGGTCGCGCCCATCGAGGCCGCGGCCCTGCGGTACCGCCAGAAGGTCGCGCTCGCGTCTGATGCGCCGGTGCGGCGCCGCCAGGCGCGGCCGCCCGCGGTCGACGACCAGGTGCGCCGCCAGGCCGCGGCCGTCGATGACGCCGGCGACGACGCCGGCGACGAGCCCGACCAGGCCGTCGACACCCTCACCCTCAGCGGTCGCCCCAGTCGCAGTGCCCGGCGAGCCGCGCGACGCGCCGCTCAGGCGACGGCCACCGAATGACGATCTTCGGGCTCACCATCACGCGCACGAAGGCCGCCGGCAGCTCGCAGCAGCTGCAGGGCGTCAGCGACCGCGGCTGGCTGCGCATCTTCGAGTCGTTCGCGGGCGCCTGGCAGCGGCACACCGAGATCAACGTCGGCAACGTGACGACGCATCCCGTCGTCTTCGCGTGCGTCACGCTCATCGCCAACGACATCGCGAAGATGCGGCTTCGCCTGGTGCAGCAGAGCGCCGCCGGTACCTGGGACGAGACCGAGGTGCCGGCGTTCTCGCCGGTGCTGCGCAAGCCCAACCCGTTTCAGGATCGGATCCAGTTCGTCGCAGCCTGGGTGCTGTCGAAGACGCTGCACGGCAACGTGTACATCCTGAAAGTGCGCGATCGCCGCGGCGTCGTGACGCGGCTGTACGTGCTCGACCCGCAGCTCGTGCGGCCGCTGGTCGCGCCGAATGGCGACATCTTCTACGAGCTCAAGCGCGATCCGCTGTCCGAGCTGCCGCAAGAGGTCTACACGCTGCCGGCCACCGAGATCATCCACGATCGCTGGAATACGCTGTTCCACCCGTTGATCGGGCTGTCGCCGATCTACGCCTGCGGCCTTGCGGCCGTGCACGGCATCAATATCTCGGAGAGTTCAACGCGCTTCTTCGAGCAGGGCGCGCGGCCGGGCGGCCTGCTGACAGCGCCTGGCCGTATCAGCACCGAGACCGCGCAGACGCTCAAAGCGTACTTCGAAGAGAACTTCGGCGGCGACAACGCCGGCCGCGTCGCGGTCGTCGGCGACGGCCTGAAGTATGAGTCGCTCGCGACCAACGCCGTCGACGCGCAGCTCATCGAGCAGCTCAAGTGGACCGGCGAGCAGGTCTGTGCGGTGTACCACGTCCCGCCCTACATGGTCGGCCTGGGCACGATGCCCACGTACAACAACATCGAGGCGCTGGTGCAGGCCTATTACGGGCAGTGCCTGCAGGTGCTCATCGAAAGCATCGAGCTCGCCCTCGACGAGGGCCTCGGCCTGACGACCGGCGAGGTCGCCAAAGAGCGGTACGGCACCGAGTTCGACCTCGACGACCTGCTGCGCATGGACACCGCGACGCGCATGAAGGCCGCGACCGATGGCCTCAATGGCGGCATGGCGGCGAACGAAGTGCGCCGGCGCTATCACAACCTCGGCCCCGTCAAGGGCGGCGACGCGGTGCTCGTGCAGCAGCAGTACTACTCGCTCGAGGCGCTGGCCGAGCGCGACAGAAACAAGCCTTTCGCGAAGCCCGAGCCGGCCCCCGCGCCCACCCCGCCCGCGCTGCCGTCCGGTGCGCCGGCTGACGTCACCCCGCCCGAGGCCTCGGCGGCCGGCAAGGCCCTCGAGCTCGCGGCGCGCGCGGCGGCGCGGTTCCGCGTGAAGGTCGCCGCATGACGCCCGACATGGTCGACGCTCT